ATCACCCCAAAACTTTTCTGGGTACCAATCCGGGCGCTCGTACTCAATCTCCTCATCTTCTTTTGCAACTGTAACATCATCTAGTGTTGTGTCGTCCTGTGGTTGTAAATGCGAAATAGTTTCTGGCTGCTGGTTGTCCTCGCTCTCTGTTTCCAGAGACGCTTGGGCCATCAACCCTTCTTCTTCGTTCATTTATAAGCTCCTTGCTCTATTCATTCTGCGCTCGATTTCTCGAACTAGTGAGTTTTGCCCTTCCCTAGCAAAACCGTGTGAAGCATCTTCACCCGGATACCAAGTAGGCTGTTCTATCGTTAGTGAGCGCAAGTGCGTCAATAGCTCTTGTCCATCCTCACTAGCGAATACGCGAAGATATAGTCTGTCTATATCGTCCTGATTATCTTGATTAGTCGCACGTAATTCTGGCTCTACTGTGCGTAGGCCATCCCATCCCTCTGTTGTCATGCTTGTGGTTCACCCTCTGGCGGCATCATGCCTTGTTGTTGTGCCGCCATCATTGCAGCTTGTTGTGCTTGTTCTAGCATCTGCGCTCGCTCTTGCGGCGTAGTGCGTAGGTCAGCCGGTATGCCTAGCTTATCTGCAACATAGTCGGATATGTTCGCAGTCTGTACGGACATCTGACCCTCTGGGCCAAGCGATGCAGATAGCTGTACCCATTGCATAATTTTCTCAATGTCGCCCATGTTCTGAGCCTGTGCAATCGGTGATACCGGCGTTACCTTTACCTCTAGCCCATTTACGCGCAATGGCATTTCTATCATGCCGCGCTCATCCATAACGTATAGAATGCGCGATACTAGCGGTATCATGGTCTCTGTTATGAGCCTCCCAAAAGCAGACCCCAAATTCGTTGCAAGCTCTTGTATTCTTTGGGAAATTTCTGTGGCAGAGCGAGCCGACATATTATCTGGTGGCAGTGTGTCGTCCAACATAATCTTTTTTACGTTCATACGTAAATCGTTAATTACGATTTGCGACACGTTAAAATCACCAGAGCGAGGTAGCATACGTAAGCTCTCACCTTGTGGGCCACCATTTCGTGCGACTGGGATGATAGCACCCGGTGCTATGCGTATGGTCTGTGGGTTAAGGACACCATCATCCGCAGCCGTGTAAACGCCAGCAATGGAGAGACTAGCGTTTTTCAGTAATAGCTCTAGGGTTTTGTTTAGCGTTTTAATATCAGGTATTGCCGTAACAAGAGGGCCACGACCATAGACCTCACCGGCTACCTTCATATATCGCGCCACAATCCACGGGCTAGATTTCATCTTGCGCTGTAATAACTCAATCTTACCTTCGGGCCATATGACCTGATAGCTATACATTCCTTCGTCTGGCATATAGCAAGTAGCCTCAAGTAGCTCAATCTCTTCGGTTGGCTTTTCCTCTATCATGCGTTGCATACGCTCTGGTATTTCTGCATCTGCCCAGTGCTGCGATATCGCCTCGCCTTTTAATCTCATGCGGCGATACACGTTATCAACCTTACCGTGGGCGCCCTCTTCGATTGCGACGAGATATTGCGGCACCGATGTAAAGCGAATAGGCGTAATATCATCACCCGGTTGCACCAACATCACGGCAGTGCCTACCGCTAGGTCGAGCAAAAACTCGCCCATCGCTAGGTCAAAATTGCTCTGACGCAATAGCGCAAACATTTTATCTGCGTATATGTCTAGCACCGCTTGCGTTTCAATGCGGCGCTCCTCTGGTATATCCGAACCCGGCTCTAGTCGGCACCATCTGCCGTAGGGTGGAAACAAGCCAGACTGTATGCGGTTAGCAAATCTCTGCGTTGCGTTTATTGCGGTACTGTCGAACACGCGAACCATTTTATTTTGACCGGGTGATCCACCGCCCTCGTAGTAACCGTCATACAGGTTGCGTTGCGGTAATGCGAACTCGTAACAATCCTCGTATATCTGGCGCCAGTTATCCTTACGCCTTTGCGCTAACTCGTGGCGCTTTATTATTTGCTCTGGTGTCATCATGATTTTTTATGCCTTTGTGCAAAGTTACGCGCCGCTTCTACCGAACCAAAGCCCCATGCTTTTAAAGCTAGAGCCTTGCGTGTTGGTCTACCCTTCTCATCTTTCATCGGGCCTTTCATTCCAGCAAATCGAGCCGCAAAAGAAACGCGGCGCGGATTGACGCCTTCCTTAACTGGGCGCTTTAGGTTGGCGCCCTCAGTCTTTTTAAAGTGCTTGCGCCCAGCCTCGTTCAAACCACCAGCCGCATTCTGAAAGCGTTTAGCTACCACGCGCTTCCCTCATATTGTCGATTAGATTAGGGTATGGACGACCAGCCTTTGCAGCGGCTCGCTGTGCAGAGCGCTTTTGCTTTGCGCTTAACGCCTTTGGTTTGCCAAGGCTCTTTGGTCGCTTCTTATCCCAGACCTCTTTTTTCTTTTTATTTTCCATAGCTTTTCTTCTTCGCCATTTTTGTCTTCATGGATGTGCCCTTCATGCGACCGCCTGTCTGACGCGCATATTCTTTTGCCGCCGCCATGCCTTTTTTAGAATATGAAAATGTGCGTTTCTTTCCGTCCTTAGATACTACTTCCGGCATTATGCTTTTCCTAAAGTTTCTTGTACGCCCTTTTCTGCGTTGGCACGTACTGGTGATAATAATTGACGATAACCGCCACGACCCATAGCACGTTGACGTGCAGATAACTGCATCATCTCGTCTCGCTCTTGGGCGGCTAGTCGCTCCTCTTGTTTCTTTTGTGCCGCCGCTAACTCAGGGTCAGGCTTTGGCATTGATGGCGCTCTTGGTGATAGAAAACCCATTAATACAACCTCGCAAACATAGTGTGGTCAGATTTGTTTGGGCCATACCCTTGCAGCACGCCCTCTTGTTTGAATTGTAACGCATTTGCCCATCTAAGTGCAAGCACATTGCTATTGTCTACCGTTATCTGCAATCGATGTAATTGCATATCGATAGCAACCTGATTAAAGTAACGCATAGCACCCCTAGTAAGAGATATCGGATTGCGCTCAACGTGATAGGTTGTGAGCATCCACGCCTCTGCAACGCCAACCCAAAGGCTCGTAACGCCGAAACAGCACGCCATATTTTTGCCACAAACTGCGGTGTATGCGGTCTTCATTTCTTGGAATGCTTTGAGACGCTCGATATAGTCAGGTATATTGCGAAAGTGCGCCTTGTCATGCTCGCGTAAATCCATACTCAGCGGATGCGCCCAGTGGAAAGGAACCAGATGCACGCTAGGGTTGTTAGAATATGTCAAAATCTACCTTTGCTTGCATCTGCTTAAACTGCTGACTGCCATGTGAGTTTCGCGTTAGCTTGCGATGCTCCGACCCCATCATCAAATAACCATAGGCATCGCCAACGTGCGAATGCTCATTCTTGTTAGGCACGTCTCGAAAGCGCTCTTGTCCGGCGCCCATCGCAACACGCTTAAAGTGATAGCCGCCAGCAAGCGCCTTTCGGGTGCGCGTGCATTTCCTATTCACGATAAGCCCGGGCTTGCCATCTATCAATCGGTTCATGGGCGCAGCGCCAGCCTCTCGTCTCACCATAAAGTCATTGCTCGCGGTTGGCTGTGCGCGTAAGCCCAGCGTCCTCATATGCTCAAACGCTGTCACCTCGAATATCTCGTCTCGCTTTTGTCCAGCCGGGTCGCCCCAGATAAATACGTTGCTCTTCGGAAAGTAGGTGTTAATATCGCCCATAAGCTGATGGCAGAAACGCTCTAGCCCCATATCAAAGGCAACTAGCTCATGCACTACATTCCATCTGCCATTCGCCATTTTTTGCCCAAACACAGCCGCCGGTGTCAAACCAAAGTCCAAACCAATATGCACATCCCAACCTGGCTCAATCTCATTATCGCCAGACATAAGGCTATCGCTGAACTCATGCCAGACAGGTTTGCCGTCTTGCACATAAACATATTGCGCTCCAGCGTAACACTGGATCCAATCTAACGTCTTACCGGCAAGCTGCTGTTCGTAATAACCGGGCGGCAGATTATTTACATTCTCTGCTTTCGGGTTTTGTATCCAATGCTTACCAGCGCCAAACAAAGCATCCTCATGCTCCTTCGTAGCCTCAATAACGCCGCCGGGTTGTTTGTAGAACTTCCACGGGAACTTACCGCGTATCGGGTTTTTCTCCGCTAGGTTAGGCCACCAGTGGTCGCTATCCATCGGGTTGGTAGACATCCAGACACCGCGCCAAGGGCAACCGCCATTCTTCTTGGTCGGATAACGCCCCACACGAGACGTCAGCCCATCGACTACCGCCTTTGGCAACTCACGCGCCTCGTCTATGAAACCCCCGGTAAGCTCTAACGAAAGCAATTTCCGCACGTCCTTGGGTTGGTCTAGCGCCAAAAATATAACTTCGCAATCAACGCCGGGCGCACCGTCACGAGGCGGCAGTTTAATATGATGCGTAATCGGTGGCGACCAGCGCATCTGGCCCCATGTATTCTCAGGGAATATCTCTTGCCACGTCTTTATCGTGGTGGTTCTTAGCTCCGGGTAGCTATTTCGTATTACCGCAAAGCGCGTATAGCGCACATTGTCGATAGGCGATGGCGGTTGCTTCACAGCGCGTAGCATCACCTCTGCCAGAGACGCATACGTCTTGCCAGACCCAACAGGGCCAAGCAAACCGCGCACGAAGCTATCGTCGTTCAGAAAATCCCAAACGGTAGGGCTTTCGCTAAAATCCAAATTCAACCCGGTTAGCGCATCGGTACTGGGCTGCTTCCTTCGACGCGGCGACCTATCGGTAGCTCTTGCGGCTCTAGGCATATCTACTTGCTCCCATCATCATCAGGCGTAAATAATATCGTTATAGTGTTGTCTTCCTCTTCCATCAACCGCGCATCTAACAGCACGTTATTACACTTGGAGCATACAACCATCTCAGTCTCACTATAACAGCGACCTCGTGTCTCACCATCGCAATGGTCGCAAATAATGTAATCCTTAAAAAAGCGCACAAACTCCTTATGCCTTATCTTCTTTATCTGCGCCATCCTTCACCTCATACGTTGTAACCTTCGGCCCGGTTACGTTTATCCCTATCATGCTAGGGCGATGCTCGTCGCTATTCGGCTCTAACAATCCGCGATGCTTCGCTAATAGCCTCAATGCCGATAGCTTATCGTGCATCTCTACCTCGATACTATTGCCATACTGGTTAGGCGTTACCTTCACCTTCTTAATAGCACGCCTAGCCCTATCCGATAACTGCGATGATGGCGTTAGCTGAACTTGCCCCATCGCATCCCACGTTATAACGTCAGTAGCCTCACCAGCAGCAATCGCCTCTAGCTCTTGTACTACCGCCTCGCGTCTATCTTCATCAGCCCCGGCAAGCGATGCCCTCATTTGCCTAGTCGTCTGCGGCGGCGATTTCTTCGACACATTGCGCTCCTGTTGCTGCGTAACCAGCGATATCAACCCAACTATCCCAGTGGTCAGGCGTTTCCATCAATCGCGCTAATTTCAACGCGACCATCATCTGAGCGACTTGGTCGGCTCGTACTACAGAGCCTAGCACAACTGTCCATAGCGTCGCAATGCGCTCGTGATTTGTGTAGACATCTCCATACGCCTCACCGCGCTGTGTCACTGCAAGCGTTGCCTCTTGCAAAAGCTCAAACCTATCCTTCATCTTCTTGCTCCTTTGGTTTTATGGTGTCGCCGTAGCAATTCGGGCAGTAACCGCCGTCATGCTCCGTCGGGTGGTATAATTCTGCGTAATCGCTAAACTCAGTATTGCATTGCGTGCATTCGTATATGTCATTCATGCGTTTGCTCCAAAATTTTGTGGGACACCCCCCTATACGCACTCGCGTGGGAGGGGGGCAAGGGGTCGATTTTTACCACTGTGGGTTGTAGCGCCAAGGCAGCGCAACCCTTGTACAAAAGCAAACGTCGGTTTGCGTTACTGTACATCGAGATACCTCGCAACGTCAGCGAGAGAAGGCACCCCGGCTCTCTTCTGTAAGGCCAAGGCACAGACTACCTTGGTCGCTGATGCCACTACCTCTGCGTCCTTGTCTGCTGTAGCCAAGCGCCGGGCGTGTGCTATCTCATTATCGAACAGCCTAACCTGACCCATCGCCTGTTGCACGGCTCGAAGGTAAGCATGGCAGACCTCGCTGGCCTGTGTGTGACTGTATGTTTCTCCATCCCCTATAACCCCTGTACTTTCATGCACATCGTCTTGGTCTTGTATTAGCTGTAGTGGCTTGGCTATCTGTACCTCTTCCCAGCTTGGCACTGGTTCGCCGCCTTCCCACAACACCTGATACCTGTTGCTCTTCCAACCTGACGCAGTCTCTTGATAGTCTTTTGGGTTTAACTGTCGCACATACTTTAGCTTCTTTAGTTTCTGCACACTACGATGTATGCTTGTTCGAGATTTGAGGGCCGTCAGCTCCATCAACGTCTCGTTGCTAGGCCAACATACCCCATGTTGATTAGTGAAGGCACACAACGCTCCTAGCACCCTTAAATCGCTATCGTTCAATTCACGGTTAACAAAGCACCTCATCGGCATCACTGACCAAGGTCTTTTGAAATCAGAACGGTATTTCGTCATCTAGCTCTACCCTCTTCGCTTCCTTAATTACGGCACCGGGGAATGCATCTAGCACCGCTGCCACCTTTTCGCTTTCCCATCCATCGATAACACGCGCCACCATCTCTACCGAATAGACCTTACGCTCTGGCACGTCATTCTTAACAGCCGATACCTCTTGGTCGGTTCTTACGACAGCAAGCACACCGCCCGACGGCAGAGGCGCTTCCCATACCTCATGGCTCAACGGCTCTGCACCTGACGCAGTAGCTACCTCATCGAGCTTGGCATAAGCACGACACGACACTTGCACCTCATGCTCGACTTGAGCCGCGTTGTTATCCCGGATAGCTTTGTTGAGCTTATCCGCTTGCAACCAGAACCGCTCACGCAGTTCCGCATCAACGAGCAACGGCAATCTATCGATGCCCCACTTGCGCTCATAGTGAGACGCAACCTTATCATGCTCAACAAGCGCGTTTTGTACAGCCCCATATGCGCGCTGTTCTACATCAGCCGCATTGCTCTTTAGCGTCCTCAAGACCCTTCCGTCTGGTTTAGTTACTCTACCTCTACTCATGCGAAAAAACCCCCATGTGTGAATATGTGATTGTACTATATATACAATCACACATCACACACGCCATGCGATTAATCACATCTCGTGTGATTTGAGCCTTTTTAAAATCACACATTTTCACTTAACTCCTTGTATTCCCACACTTTGTTCTCCTCTATCACAATCACACGCTTGTTCTGTAAACCAGCCCTTGCGTCTCTTCGCTTACCCGACGTAAAATCGGGTGTTTTCACACGGTGCGCCTCATGCCAAACCGCCACTGGCACCCTATCTTGGCCCATCTCAGCGCACACATTACGCAGCGACTGTAGCGCAATATGTTGCTCGCTTGTGAGCCTGATTTGCTTCCTCTTCTGCTCAGCATCCTTCTGCGTCATGACCACCGACACATCATCGATAAGCGCTACTTGCGTCATATCGAATGCCATATCCGCGATAGGCTCCGCATCCTTCTGCTTTTCCATCGCCATAGTTACGGTATCCTCTAGCTTGGATATCCGCACGCTCGTATCCACCGCGCCCAGTAGCGCAGTAGAGCCACGCATACCGCGTGCCGCATCCTTACCGCTATGATGTATCGCGATAAGCGCACAACCGCAATGGCGCTTTACCGCCTCACACGCATCCACGAACAACCCCATATCGGTTGCGTCGTTCTCATTGCCGCCTAGCAGAGCGCGAGCCACGGTATCGACGAACACCGCACTAAAGCTATGACCAACCCCATCGATGGTGCGTATCAATCGCTCTACCTCGTCCGGCTCTCTGAACCGTACCGCAATTGGTAGCACGTAAAATGGCACGTCATGCGTTAGCTTGTGGTGCGCTTGCCACGCCTTTATGCGCTTACCCAGACCGCCAACGCCCTCGCCAGCTATATATAGCACCGCGCCTGATTGCGTTAGGTTAGATTGCCACGGCACACCGTAGGCTATGGATAGCGCCATATCGATAGCGATAAAGCTCTTACCGGCTCCCGGCTCGCCGTACAGCACGCTCAGACCATGCTTTGTAATCACGCCTTCGACCGTCCACTCCACTGGTGGCATATTGCGTAAGTAATCGATGCTG